ACCATGATAGCCACAATAAGCAAACGCCGCCGCCGACACCACAGCACTCAACCAATACCACCATCTACTTCCGTTATGTCCAAGTCCTGCTACCTTCAGGTTAGGAGCTAACCGGAACAACGGGAACTGAATATTGTCACATCCTGTATCATAGAATGAAGAACTAAGCACTGTGGAACCATATACCTGTATCTCACTCATAAGTTTAACTAAGCAATCCTTCCACTCCCAGTTGCTTGCATATCCTGTGATGCTTGCTCCTGCGTTTGAATTGCCTGTTGTAGATACTGCTGTTGTCAGCAATTCTCTGTGACTAAGTATATGATTATTTAATGCTGTTTGCAAGGCTGCTGCATATACAGGAAGAACCGTTTTATACATCTTAGAGCCTACATACCCACCTGTTGTCACATTTGTATCATTCATAACTGATTTTGTCTTGAAGCAGTCCTTCGGTACAATCACAGCATGATGTTTTGTGAAGGCTGTATCTCCATTATTCCAAAATACATCAAAGCCTGCCAAGATACATCTGACTGTCTCGGTACCACCCAAGCCTGTAGTGATGCTTATGTCAAAATAATCACCCACATACAAGTCCTTAAAGGTTCCTGCACTGATACGCTGACATATTTCATCCACCGTATACACATTTGTCAGGTTCTTCCCTCTGTAGATGGAATTATGAGCTGCTGCACTGTCAGAAAAGACATTGATGAACTGCTCATTGAGGTATTTGTCATTGTCAAGGAGCTGCTGATGTCTCACATTCCACTCATCATAGTATGCCGGAGTTGTCCTCTCCATTGCTGTCATCTCAAGGACAAGTTTCGGATGCTCTGCTGCTGTTATATTTGCCATTTTCTTCTTCCTCCTTAATAGTTGTCTTCAATGGTGAATGTCACCTCTGTCTCATCCTTACCTTTTGCAAGGAAATTAGAGAACGCCACCACATCTCCATCCTCATCAATGAGTGCCATCTCACTGATGAATGTACCAACAAGCTCATCTTCCTCAAGCTTGATGGTATACTCATAGGATGTATCTGAAGTCTTGGTTGATGAAGTATAAGGCTTTCTGACCACCTCTTTCTTCAATGCTACATTCTCCGCAAGTGGTACTATCACGGTACCATCTCCATTGACACCGCCGGAACCAAGTGCAATGTGTGTTATCTTTGCAACCGTTCCGGTTGTATGGCTTGCTTCAGCCATCTTTTTTCTTCTGATTTTGGTTATCACGCTTTTTGTTGCCATTCTACAATACCTCCGTTTTTTGCCAAGCATCTATTATCTTGGAACCATCAAGGCTCCATGTTCCATCAAGGAAGATGAGGTTGTGCTCTTCATGCCATATCACCCTGAACTCCCTTGTATGTTCTACACCAAAGCTGTATGCCTGCTTGGTGGTGTATTCTGTCCTCTGTGCATCCATGAGCCGGGAGCCTGTCAGCTTCCAAAGCCCGTTGAGCTTCAGATAATCAAAATAGTCAATGACCATCCGGTACTGCTCCAATGTCTTCCTGATACTGTATGCCTCCTCACAAGGCTGCATCCCTGTACCGCTGCTTCATTAGCAGCTTCTCTTCATGCTGATGGCGGAATGTTGTGCTCCATCTCATTTCTCTTGGAGACATCTGTGCATCCACCACATAACTTCCATCTGTTGTCCATGAGCCATCTGTCTTCAGGTATTCAAAATAGTACATCCTGAAGCTGTATGCCGCCTTCAGGATGGCACTCTCTACCATCCGGCAGGCATAATTGTATGCCATAACTGCAAGCCCGGCTTCATGGAGCTCATAAAGGCTCTCATATCGGTATCCTATCCGGGTACCAACGGGAGTCATCTCTGCATCAAGCATATAGCTCCCATCCAGTTTCCACATTCCATCAAGCTTCCTGTAGTCATAATAGAACAGATGCTTCTTATACAGTACCTCAAGGAAGTTTCCTCGTGTGTGGCTGCCTGATGCTCAAGTTATACTTGAAGAAGTAGTTGTCCTTTGCACCCACCTCTTTCCACTTCCTGACGGTCTTCCGCATAATGTCAAAACTGATAGGATGCTCCTCATCCGCATCCATCACAATTACTATGTAGAACTCCGCCCATCTGTTTTCAATGGTATCAGACTCCAATGTCCGGCTCCCATCAAGGAGCCAACTTCCATCAAGTGTGAAATGGGAAAAGCCTGTCAGGTCATTTGCTCTCACAAGAACCGGGGAAGTATATCCAAGAGTCCTCACCGCAAGCAGCACTCCCTCATTGGTACCTCCAAGCTTGCATATCTCCTCATACATGGCTATCCTTGAGCGGAAGTTCTCTGGATGTTCTCCTTCATACCGGGTGAGCCTTCTATCAGCTCCATGTACCGGGAGCATTTCATGGCTGCATGTAGCAACCATTCCCTCATCCCTTGCCCGGAGTATGTCTTCCTTTGCTTCATCAAACCTCTTGCCGAACACCCGGCAAAGGATGTACCACTTATTCAGTGCTTTCTTCAGCTTCTTCAGAGGAGTAGTGAGCAGATACCACATGTATTCAATAAAGTTCTCTATCATGGCGGCATCACTCCTTCCCCCTTGCACTCTGTACTACGTTCCGGACAGTCACATTGATGTCTCCTGCCATGATGACCTTGTCCTGTTCAAGAACCATGTCATCAGACGGTTGCAAGATGTCTGTCTTCCTGTAGTTATCAATCTTTGTACTAAGCACTTGGATGATGCTGTCCCTGTATAGGGTATTCATTTCTCCCCTTGTCAGAGCCATCATGTCCTCAATGAGTTTTGTTGCCTGTGCATCCACTCCATCCGTTGCCGCATCTTCAGCAAGGTATATCACAAGCTCAAAGTCCTGTCTCACTACTTCACTGGACTTCACAAGATAGTCCTCATAGTTTCCCTTCAGCGGCTCAATGGCTTCACCCACCTTTCTTATCAGCTCCGGAGAAGCTTCTCCTGCTGCACCTGTGACAATCACATCCACTGTGCCCTGACCTCTTGGATGCTGTGCATCAATCCGGGCATCCAGCACACCGGGTACAGCCTTTGCAGCGTTCCGGAGCTTCTCTTCTATGGTTCGTGTTGCAAGCTCCGCCCATGAGCTCATACATCTGTCACGGAGGTCTTCAAGGTCTTCCTCTTCAGCTCCTTCCTCAAAGAGCCAGTCATCCTCATTTGTCACATAGTCCACACCATCAAGGTGTATCATGGATATGGTTATTCTTCCCGGTGCTATATTGTAATAGGTTCCGGTAGCTTCAGCCTCCACAAGCACTCTTCCTACAGGTTCCCCGGCATCAATGACCGTATTCTCACAGCAATAGAACTTCAGCTCATTGCCTCCGGCATCCGGTTCTGTTTTGAAACAATGTCCTTTTGTTACCTGAAGAGCATTGTTGTATTCACTCCTGTATATGCTCACATAACCTCTTGCTGCCTTTGCCTCCTTCTGCTGTTTGGAATAGTCGGCAGCCTTAATCTTCAGCCAGTCTCCTTCAGCATGTTTGATGAAGCATCCATTCACGATAGTACGGGCAAGCTCTTTCAGCTCTATGTATATGGTCACAAGCATCCGGCAAAGGTGATAGAAGATGCCGCCCTTTTTGAAGTTCGTTATAGGAAAGCCTTCACCCTCAAGCTCTCCCTGTACCTTTTCCATCTCCTCATCTTCATCCGGGAGGCCTTCGGTTACAAGGAGCCGCTCTTCCCGCAGGAAATGCTGGACCGCTTCCTGATGCAGAAGCTGGATGCCCACCGCACCAAATAATTTTGCAAAAATCACTTTTCATTTCCCGTCTTTTTTGTTATACTATCCTGTAGCACTCCGCCCGGATGCGGCGGCGCTCTGCGGGTCAGTAGCTCAGTTGGTCAGAGCTGGCGGCTCATAACCGCTTGGTCGCGGGTTCAAGTCCTGCCTGACCCACCAAAATAGCACGAAGGTTCCGGCCTTCGTGCTTCTTTTTTGCTCATTCGTACAGTTCCTTGCTCATCTGGCTGCGAATCTTTTTGCGCCGCTTGTCATAGACCTGCATATAGATTGCGAGGGTCGTACTGGGCTGTGCGTGTCCGGCTTCTGCGGCCACCATTGCGGCAGATCCTACTTTCTGCCGCAAATTGCATCAGATCCCGCCGTTTGCTCAATGAGTATTTCCCGCCGTCCCGTTATACTGGGAGGGAAATGGAATGAAACGATGGAGGAACAGACCATGAAATACGGTGTCATCGATGTGGGTGGCGGCCTGCGGGGCATTTACGGCGCTGGCGTGCTGGACCGCTGCATGGAGGAGGACCTCCGCTTCGATCTCTGCATCGGCGTTTCGGCGGGCAGCGCCAATATGGCGTCCTATCTGGCAGGCCAGCATGGGCGGAACAAGCCCTTTTACGATGAATACTCCTTCCGCAGGGAGTACATGAGCGTGCACAACCTCATCCGCAAGCACTCCTATCTCGATCTGGGCTATGTCTACGGCACCCTCAGCAATGCAGGCGGCGAGAATCCGCTGGATTACGCGGCGCTTGCCCGCAGCCCGGCAGAGCTCTGCGTGGTGGCCGCTAATGCACAGAACGGCGAGGCGCAGTATTTCACCAAGGCAGACCTCCACCCGGACGACTACCGCGTCCTCATGGCGTCCTGCTGCATCCCGGTCATCGACCAGCCCTGCGTCATCGACGGCGTGCCTTATTTTGATGGCGGCCTGGCCGACCCCGTCCCGCTGGAATGGGCCTTTGCCCACGGCTGCGACCGGGTGGCTCTCATCCTGACCAAGCCCATCGGGCAGGTGAGCAGTGATGCCCGGGACAAGCATCTGGCACACCTGCTGCAGTCGCATT